CGAGATGGCCAAGGCGGAGGGACTCAAGCAAGCGGGCGGTGATTGGGAAACCAATGCACGGGCCTACACTGTAAATACTCCCAAGACTCCCGAAGCCTACTGGTATCGTAAACTCTTTCATACCTGGTATGTCCCACATACGGCGGTGGTCCCAGCCATGTGGATGCCGAGATTCATGGATGGAGCGTCAGATCCTTCGGCGAGGACACTGGGTCTATACAAGGTCTGAAGGGTATCAAAAAGGTCCCGTATTATTAGTAACCATGCCCCCCCAAATGAAGAATTACTCGGCCACACCTCTTGTAGAGGCAAATGCTGTCTCCAGAAGTTTTACATGTGCCGATGTCCGTACTATATACGGATTTCCATCAGTACCTACAACACCTGTAGTAGTCGGTGTGATATCTGTAGGCGGTGGTCTAACGGGTACAATTGATCCGGTAACGGGTGTTCTCACCGGCGGAGATGTGAATGCGTACTGGACATCTCTCGGCATTACAAGCCTGCCCGTAGTAAAGGTAGTTCGTGTAAACGGCTCGGCCTTCGATCTCAATGATTCCAATTCAACTATGGAAAATACTCTCGATGTCGAAATGGTGGGTGCATGCTGTCCCACGTCAAATCTGACCATCATTTTTTACGTGTGCAACCAATGGTCGGCGCCGCCCGGCCAGGATGCCTTCTACAATGTATTCAACCATGCAATAAATACACCGGTCAACGGGGTAAAGCCGTCGATTATCTCTTGTTCGTGGGGTGCTCCGGAATCTCTTTTTACTGCATCTGATTTGACACGGTACAATACTCTATTTGCTTCTGCATCTGCCCAAGGAATCACGATTACGTGTGCAGCAGGAGATGCGGGAGCAAATAATGGAATGTCAACGCCGACGGCCGATTTTCCGTGTTCTTCCCCGAATGTAGTCGCATGCGGAGGAACCACACTCGTTTGCCCCAACTTTGTATACGATTCCTCCACTGTTGAAACAACATGGTCGTGGAATGGCTCGACGGCTACTGGCGGCGGCATTAGTAAATTCTTCAGGGGACCGCCGTTTCCTACACCTGCGGGTTCCTTGATGCGCCAGGTTCCGGATATTTCGCTAGTAGCGAATCCGGCCACGGGTGTTAAATTCACAATCCAGGGGAATACTAATTCAATTCTGGGCGGCACAAGTATTGTCGCTCCGGCCATTGCCGGCCTAGTCGCCTGTCTCCCTCCTTCTCCTAGGCCCCTAATAACCCGTCTGTATGCCTTGCCCACCGCTTCCTTTTATGATATTACTGTTGGTCAGAACGGTGGGTATAGTGCGGGGGTAGGTTTTGATTTATGCACGGGCCGTGGAAGTGTTAATGGATCCGTATTTACGACAAATTATTCGGCGCTCGTTGCTAATCCGGTGACAGGTGTGACTGTTACGCCGTCATCGGTGACCCTGATGGCCGGTGCGACTCAACAGATTACTGGAACTGCCAGTAAATCTTCGGGTACCGTAAATCTCACCACTCCGAATACGGTCACATGGACCTCGAGTAACACGGCGGTAGCGACTGTTACGCAGGCCGGATTAATCACAGCCATCGGCGGAGGCTCTGCAACAATCACTGCGACCACAGTCGATGGGTTTTTCCGTGGTAATACGGCTATTACTGTGACTGTTCCTGTGCCACCACCACCTCCCGTAAGTTCTATTCTCATTTCTGCTAATTTCAGAGCAAGAGCCTTGAACCAAGCAACTATGCGGAGAAATGCCCAGTTACAGCTATACGTGTTTCCCTCGGTCGATGTGGTGTGGTCTTCTTCTAATCCGGCAATTGCCACGGTAACAAACGGCCTTGTTACATCAAATAGATTGAGAGGAAGAATAACAATTACGGCCCGAGTGCCAGATGGTCCATCTGCTTCGGTATCGATAACGGTCACATGAAAAACAGGCTCCTAAATAGGTTCATGTTAGATCTCGGAGATGGGTATTCCATGTACTATGAAGAACATGGAACACCTACTGGAAATCCGGTAGTCGTTCTTCACGGCGGGCCCGGCGGAGGCATACAGCGTTATCAACGCACGCATTTTAATCAGAAACGGTGGCGTATCATCATGTTTGACCAACGGGGTTGCGGTCGTTCAACGCCGAGAGGCCTCGATTCGTTAAAGGCCAATACGACATGGGATCTCGTCCGAGATATTGAGGCGCTTCGTAAACATCTCGGTATTGAGAAGTGGGTTGTTTTCGGCGGATCATGGGGAACAACCCTCGGTCTGGCCTATGCAGAGACCCATCCTTCTTCTGTATCCGGTCTTATTCTCCGTGGTGTCTGTCTCATGCAGAAATGGGAGCGGAACTGGCTATATCAGGGCGGAATTCAGACAGTGTGGCCCGATGTGTGGTCCAAATTCCGGCGAACTGCCCGATCAACCACTGATCAGTCCTTGATTTACAGGAGACTTTTGCGTTCCAGGAATCGGGTTACGAGACGCAAGGCCGCCGCCAATTGGTGGGGTATGGAGGCGGCCATTTCTTTTTTGGAACCACGGGCAGATACTACATCGGCAAAGGCGGTAGAAGAACTGGCTGTTCTGGAGAACCATTATTTCAGTCACAATGCCTGGATCGGCGAGGGCCAGTTACTCCGAAATGCCAGGCGTCTACGTAATATACCGACTATAATCGTACAGGGGCGTTATGATATGGTGTGTCCATTTCGTGCGGCGTGGGAACTCAAACAGCGACTGCCTCGAGCAAAGCTCGTTATTGTTACCGATGCGGGACACGCCGGTTCGGAAGTTGGAACGGCAAAAGCTCTGAGAGCGGCTACGGACCAGTTCGTTAAATAATGATTGTCTTAGTTAGAATGAGTAATGCTGCAAAGATCGATGCCTGGTGTAAGGGCGCAGCATCTTTAGAAATGCGTCTATTGGATGCGGCCCGAGATTTTAAACATCTTGCAGAGACAAACGAGTCCATGCGTGACATGGCCGCAAACAGGGATGCAGCAAAACAGCATATCGACCAGTCATTTAGTAGCGTCGTAGCGGCAAAGGCTGCGTTATGTAGGTTGCAAGCGGGCGGTCGTCGCCAAAGAAAAACTAGACGCAGACATTAGAATGGACATGTTTACACAGTTGTTCTGGCTCAGTTAAATACTGTTTGTCGGGTTATCCGGTTGCACAAAGAGGACTCCTGTATTTTTTTTTAAGGCTAGAGTAACACTGCGAAGTTTTAAAAACTCTCAACTAAATAGGATGGATCCGCATGTTATATTAGCACTTGTACATTTAGTAGCAATAGTTCCATTTTTATTGTATGTCGGATTGGTACGAGAGCAGATTCCCGAGTCAGTATTCAACGTAGTATTGGCATTGGGAGTAATCGTGCTGCTTTATCAATCATTCAAGGCGTATACAAAAATAATGGAGGGTAAATCGCCGTGGATAAACTATATTCATATCTTTCTATTAGCGCCTATTCTTATAACCATTGGTTACTATGGAAAAACTACTAGCCGTAAATATTTTGAAATGTTATTGTTATTTGCGTTTGCTGCGGGTGGTTATCACTCGTTAACAGCCCTACAATGGATTGGTGCAAAAAATCTCTAAACTCCATAATAGATAAATGACAGTCTTGCGAACTCTGACACAGTCTGATCGCACGACTCGCCAAAAGGGCCGCACCCTGTTTGTAAACTACATTCGTTCAGGAAGGACGGCTCCACAAGATTACCCAGATGTTGTGGGCGGCGCCATATTCACGCCTGATATGCCAGTGCCGCCTGTAATCACTAATGTGACCTCCAGTGCGGGCGGTGTAGAAATTACCTTCAATCCGTCGGTAGACGCAACTCGTTATATCGTTACATTCTGGGCGCCTACCCGACAGACGGTGATTGGCACGGCGTCGCCCATTTTGTTGGCCGGCCTGACACTTTCAACCATCTACGGCTTCGAACTCGTAGCCGTGAATGATCAAGGCCTACAGAGCCCCGCCGTAGTTCGCCAAGTAACGCAGTGGTCCGGTTGGGAGACACGGACCTAAACGGATCTCCGCCTAAGCAGATCAATGGCCTGTTATATCTGCGATAATGTAATGGAAGATACCGACCGGCTAATCGAGTCTCCGTGTTGTGGAATCGTAATCCACAGCACATGTGGAATACAAAAGGTTGCATCGGCCGCTTACAGTGCATGCGACGTATACTGTAATAGTTGTGGTGCTGAATTATGGAGTCCTCCCGCATACACTGACACTAGTTCTGTAGAGCCCGTGTTGAGCCCCGAGTTTATAGCGGATGCGACTCCCGTAAAAGCCAGTATAAAGATATGGCGAAAGTCAAAAAAGGAACTGTCGAAGTTAACGACGCTGGCGGTCCGTCAGTTTAGGATAGATGTCGCCTCTCATATATTCGCAATTAAAAATATCAGGGCCCAGGCAATGGCCAACCTTTTTATGACGAATGCATTCAAGGAATCATCGAGGATGACAAGATCAATTCGAGCCTCTATTAAACGTCTAAGTTTAAAGTATAATCTGTATACCCGCGTTGTTCGGAAATTTTTGGCATTACAACCACAGAATCTATACAGATCGCTGATATATCAGACGGAATTGAACATTATCAAGCGGAAATTACGGTGTCGGATTTGAGATTATTCCTGCAACATATGCCGGGTTTACCATGACAATAGGGCCGTTGGTGACACGTAAAGCCCGGCGCAGTCCTGGAACCGAACATTCCGATAATTCTTGTTGACCGGTGTGCTCCAAATGTATCACGTGGACAGTTTTCCAAAGGCGAACTATCCATGTGGCAGCCCAGCGTTCAACGACACCTGCATTTGTTGTGTAGCAGGTCTCCAATAAGGCAATAAGCGCATCCAAATCTTCCTTTACTCCGAATGACCGAATAAGATTCATTAGAACGGCACCGGCTCGTTGATCGGTGAATATATCCGTCTTTATCCAGGCTCGGAACATTCGTTCTATACACTCTCGCTGTTCCCGAGATGGACGCATCACCACGTAATATAGAGCCACCGACACTTCGGCAGAATGCCCCGATATCCTCTTAAACTCAGGATCAGGAAGACACAGCCAGTCTTGAATAAGTCCTAGACAAGAGGGACAGGTCATACCTGATGCAAAGATAATCGTAAGGGGGCCATGTCAGGTTTGTTCTGGTTTAAACTCATAAGAAGCCATAGGGGCAATGGCATCAACACCGGCAACAATGTTAAAAATCGTATCGTCCGGTCTGGAAGACCAGGAACGACTCAATACACCGACGGGTCAGCCATCTACACAGTTTTACAAGTCTGTAATACATCAGCGTACCCGATGGGCGACGCAGTGGCGCCGAGTCGAATTCGATAATGTGGCGGATTTCGGGCGAAAAGCCACGGTAACTCTGCCCATACTCGGTGAGCTCATAACGAGAGCCACTCTCGTTGTTGTCTTGCCAGATATTGTCAAGCCACAAGAGGATGCGCTGGCTGCAGCTCAAGGTCTATATAATAGAACTACCACTCCTTCACAAATAACGTCTCTGCAGGGCTCTGTCTATCCTGCCTGGTCATGGACAAATTCCATCGGACATGCCCTCTGCAGTGATATTACGTTCCGAATAGGTAATCAGGACATAGATAGTCTCGATTCACGGCTCCTGGAAGTCATCGATGAACAACATGCGTCCTTTGATCATTTCGATACAACGAATTTTATGATTGGCCGTGATCCGAGCACCTTTAATCCTCTGAATTATAACTCGAGAGAAAAGATACAGAGTCAGATAAAAACGGTCGTACAAACTCCGCAGACTGTTCAGTTGGTTCCTCCATTTTGGTGGAATAGAGGGTCCGGGCCGCAGCCTCTTCCTATACAGGCACTCTCGAAAGACCCTGTACAAATTGTCTGTAATTTCCGCCCCGTTCAAGAGTGTGTGTACACGGATTTCCGAACACAGGTGACCGGTGCCCCCATACCGAATATAGCCGGATCGACCTTTTATTATCCTACGGCCTTTCCTATAACTGGTTCTATTATATCTCGGCTACTTACAACAACTTCCATAATACCGTTTAACTGTGTTGGTATGACACTAGCGGGGACAGGGGTTATACCAGGCACGACAATAACCCAAAAACTAACGGATTTCACATTCCGTATAAGCAATATTCACAATCCATCTGTGTCACAAAGAACTATGTATGTAGGTCCGTCGGCGTCTCCGCAAACCATATCTCTAACCCAATATGGGCGTGATCCAGAATCAGGAAAAGCGTTACCGGAAATTGGTGGGAATACCGTGCCTAATCTAACAATGCCCACCGATTTCCATTTTATAGATGCCTACTGGATTGTAGAATATGTGAGTCTGGAGGATCGGGAGGCAGCTGCCTTTCGTCTCGCTGATCTTCAGATTCCGATTGAAACACACTTCAAGCTCCCCGTAGCACCAACGAACGGGGCGGCACGGACACGTGTTATAGTAGAACAAGGAGGTCTAGTGAGAGATATTACGTGGGTCGCTCAACGGATAGAGGCTCCTTCCTACAATGCGCACTTCCTCTTTAGCCAGGATTTAGCGGAACAAGGTGCCGCCGCCTCTGAAATACCGTGGTGGCCAAATGCGCAATTTCCGAGCTGGGATTACGGAGACGGTTATATTCGCACCGGATTTGCGAATGCGCGCTCTGATCCGCTTGTAACAGCCACATTTCGAGTATACGGCAAGGAACGCTTTGATTTCACGGGGCCGTCGTTCTTTCGTTCGCTGATGCCTATTATGAACTGTAAGAGGGCACCTCTTGTGAATCGTTATATATATAGATACGACTTTGGTATGTGGTCGACCGGCGGATTAGCGGATGCCTACGGTCGCCCAATGGACGAAGTTCGTGGTTGCGCAAACTGGGATAAGCTGCCGTATAAAGAAATCGAGTTTTTCATGTCGGACAACTATTTTACAGATACATGGGATACTATAGTAAGTCCTGATTATCCAGTGATATATCCGGATCCGCAAGGAAATATTACAACAACCGGTTTTGATTCCATATATGGCTACGGTCCTCTGAATAAATTCGATCAGGCGTATCGGATCACCATGTACGGAGCAGGCGGAAGAACAAGCGGTTACGGGGGCCAAATATCATTCACAATTGATAATCGTCAGATACAGGGCATTGCGGGATTCCAGGATATGTATATTCGGTACGTGGCCGCCGGCTCGATATCCCTGGTTGTAAAAACAAAGACGGGATATATCATTATAGCCGTGGCAGGAGCCGGTGGACAAGGATCAGGAGGCGCCGGTGGATCTGCGGGAACTGTGCTGACCTGTGGTCTCCAAGGAGGCCTGGGTACTCCAATTGCAAGTCATAATCAGAATAGGACGAGTGCGATGGATGTAGGTGGCGGCGGCGGTGGAGGTCGTTCTTATGCAGGATCAACCGGAGAGCCCGAGGGACCCGGATCTCCTGATGGAGCTGCTATGACCACGGATGAGACGTTTCTGACGTCACTCACAAGTACTGGAGGGAACACCCTTGCATTTGAGGGCGGCGATGGATACTATGGAGGCGGCAGTGGTACAAGTGGAGGAGGCGGCGGCGGAAGCTATGTATCCACATATTGTACGGATGTAACATTTGGCACATGGGGTTCCGAACATAATACCGATCCTGTTTCAGGACGTATCTTTTTTGAGACGTCGACCATGACCATACAGCCTCTACAACTAGTAGAACACACTCGCCCGTCATATAATATCTATGTATGGTTAACTCAGTACAATATGCTCCGAATCGCTGGAGGGAGGGCGGCTCTGATGTTCCAGTAAGCAATGCTAGGGCTTAAAAAACTTGACCGGGCTTAAACGCACCCAGCTGACTATCGATCAGATGACTGATTCCAACTTTATCGCAGAAACGAGCAGCGCCGAGTTCCCTCCTTGCATGACGTTCGACGAGATGGGACTCCCAGAGAACCTACTTCGTGGCATCTATGCCCACGGCTTCGAGAAGCCTTCCGCCATCCAGTCGGCGGCTACTATCCCGGTGTTCAAGGGTCGTGACATTCTTGCACAGGCCCAGTCGGGGACGGGCAAGACGGGCGCCTTTGGCATCGGTGTTCTGAGCCGTGTGGATCCCACCCTCAAACAGACGCAGGCCCTCATCATGGCCCATACGCACGAGCTGGCGGGACAGATTGCGGATCAGATTCGCTCTCTGTCTTCGTACATGAAGATCGTGGTGACTCTTGCGGTGGGTGGTGTACCCCGTCATCAGAATGCACGAGAGATCCGTGCCGGCGCCCACGTCGTCGTCGGCACTCCCGGGCGCATCTACGATCTGGCAACGAGCCGTGATCTGTCCTTCGCCTATCTCCGCAACTTTGTCCTGGATGAGGCCGACGAGATGCTTCGTGATCGGTTCGCCGAGCAGGTTGGCGAGATTGTGAAGCTCGGTCTTCCGAAGGACTGCAATGTGGCTCTCTTCTCAGCCACGCTGCCATCCGAGGTGCAGGAGCTGGCCGGCATGATCCTGAAGGAGCCGGTGCGCATCACTCTGAAGACGGCGGATGTGAAGCTCGACGGCATCACGCAGTATCTGGTGCCGGTCGAGGACGATTCATGGAAGCTCGACTGTCTGTGCGACATCTTCGAGGGCATGAACATTGCGCAGTCGATTGTGTTTGCCAACACGAAGGAGCGGGCCGAGCGTCTGCACGCCGCAATGACGGAGCGGGGGTTTCCGACGAGCATTATCTACGGCGAGCCCATGACCCAGACGATTCGCCAGCAGCGTATGCGCGAATTCCGTGAGGGAAAGACCCGTGTTCTGATTGCGACGAATCTGCTGGCCCGTGGCATTGACGTTCAGGGCGTGGATGTGGTCTTCAACTTCGACATGCCGAGCTTCGAGGACAAGGAGAACTACATCCACCGGATTGGGCGCTGCGGCCGGTTTGGCCGCAAGGGTGTGGCCATCTCCTTTGCGAACCCGGCAGAGCAGACGGCAATGACGATGATTTCCGAGCACTATAGCTTCACTCCGAAGGTACTCCCGCAGGATCTCAAGGGTGTGTGAGACCAAGCCACTACAGAAATCCAAAAACTACCAATTTTTGGTTTTCTATCGAATCTTTTCCTGCCAATCGTGAATGCAGGCCATGGTAGGAAGAGTATTCGTTCTGTTAAGAATAGATGATAGACGAGGAACTACGATATGAATCGTTCTCCATTTTGGCTGCGGAACCATACCTGGCCCGCACCATTTATTCCCATCCCATGCCATGACGAGTGAGCCGTCTGTGTTTACAAAGACATAGTTGTCCCTGGATTTCAGATACGGCATTTCATGGAACGGCAGAAATAACACAGAAGGGCCGGAATACTGTTCACAGGTAACTGTGACATATAGATTCAGGGCCGCTGCCATTTTAGCAGGAATTGGATATGGAAATGGACACAGCTCACCAAAGCACTGCGTCCATTTCATAGGTTCGAAGGAGGGATTATCTCGAGAAGCCAAAACCACGGTTACCTCCAATTCAGAAGAACGTGGAATGCTGACACGAACTCCCGTCCACCAAGCCGGCTCGTGGAGATCATGTATGGATTCTGTGATCTCGGGACCGGTATGACGGGTGGTCTTGTTACCTTCGCAGGAAGGCCAGTGTTCTCCGATTGCGGAGAACATGCTTGCGGAGATCATTGGTATTATCTACGGCCCCTGTTGTGACCATCAAGTTTTAGCTAAAAGCCGAGGACCGCCTTATCATACGGGCTCTGTACCGCCGTACTGTGAACCTCCATATAGTCACGGACAAAGAGTGTTTCCGCTCCCTTGCGAACCCGGAATCCCCGATTACTATCTGTGATTACCTGTGTCAGAACATGTGAGCCGGCTACGGGCTCAAATATGTTAACCGCTCTCTGCCAGGATCCATCGGCTCTCACAAGCTGTGCAGCCGACATTATCATACCCGACGGACTCCGTACACAATGATCACACGTTTCACGGATGACGCCGACGATTGTTGAGCCGCATGGGAGCCGATCTCCGATTTTGACGTCGCCGAATCGTTTTTCATGAGAATCGAGTGTCAGATATGCAAGCGGGTCTATTCCGAGACTGAAATTTGCCACGTAGGTGAAGCCCCGTTTATGGGGGTTGAGGACGGCCTCGGCGGCCGCCTGCGCCTCTCGAACCACTGCCGGCTCGCAGCTCTCCTCATAGTCCGTGAACGTCAGATAGCCCTCATGCATGCCGTTTAATCGTCTGTAGATCACGGCGATCTTATTTGTCGTGGTACTCAGACAATATAGCCGATCGACCTTCTCCGCAAGGATCGCATCAGGATGATTCGATGCTTCTACGAATCGGCCCTCGTGCTGCAAACAGTGATTGCCGCTCACATGTACACCGTAAATACGCACCATATCGGTTCTGGATCCGTCGAATTCAAACGTGGATGTTACGATACCTCCATCTCGCAACACATCTCCGAGGCGCACTCGCTGGATGGATATACGCATTCCATTTTCGAGTTCCACTATCGTATCTCTGGCAAAACAGCAGATGTCGACGCCGGCGATTGTACCAATGAAGGTTACAATAGGGTTGCACATGAGATTGGAACCGAATGTGATTGCCGAGACACCAGCCAATGCAAATGACGTGAACATGCCGTATATACGGTCGAATATGTCCCGTATTTTTACCAATGAAATACGAATACGGGTTCCAATCAGACGGAACGAGTTGGCAAACTGCATCAGAAATTTTTCAAATCCTGACAAGAGTTTTTTAACACCGCCCGAAATAGACTTGGCTTGATCATATACTCCATCCACGGTATTCATAACTTTATTGATACCCGTATAAATGGGAGTGATTACGCCTGGCGAATGTTCTTTTACAGCCTCGCCTATACAGAAACTCATTGTCTCGTTCAAATCATAGCCGTAAAATTTAGCAAACGGCATTACGTTGGGCATACACTTGTATTTCGGCCAGTTGTTGGTAATTTCGGCCCAATTGGCGACGGCCGTAAGTATCCAACCTATCACAACTAACACAAGTGTAATACTCATAAATACAAAAAGCGACGGTGGCTCTTGAAATCTAGCTAGGACAGCTGGGTCCGAACCGGCCACAACCATGGCCGTGTCGGTCATGAGTTTTTTGTACAGGGGTTGCGGAATCTGAGAGTGGGCAAGTGATACGGGGCTCTGTTTCTGATATGTAACAGACTTGGGGCTTTCCGACGTCCGACGAGGATCCATCTATTATACCCATACTTTATGGAAATAGTGTACGAACCCAGTCAGGCGCAAGCCGGTACATTGATCGTTGTGAAATTCTCCACGTAAAGCTCCGTATTCGTCAGGGGATGGCATCCGAGGATACGGCCAAGCTAATCGGTGTTACAATACTTTTATCCGTTGGACTATCTTTCTTGATCGCCATAGTATACAAGGAATCAGTCTTGAGTAACTGGGAAGCGAATCGTTGTCGCCCCGGTGTGGTAGCCTTCTCTGCAGTCTTCAAGCCCTCGAGTGATCCACGGTCTGCCTCAGAGTTCGCCACGGATAACTGGTCCTACTGTCAAAAACAGTACGTGCAATCTGCTATCCGGGTAGCAACAACAGAAGTCAAGGATCTTGTAAATTCCCAGTCAGACATTGTCAACATAGTGGGCAGCACCGTCGACGGCATAGCAAAGACATTTACAAATCTATGGAATATGTGTTACAAGGCATTTGCGATGATTATGGAGAGATTTTCAACGGCTGCCAAAATGTTTCGGAATATGATGAATCAAATGTATGCGATGGTGGATCGTGTACAGGGAATCGTATTTTCTATATCTATGGCTCTCGTCTCTCTTATCATGACATTTATAGATACTGTCCAGGTTACATTGCTCGTGTCAATCATTATTATTGGGATTATTTTGTTACTACAAATCCTTCTTTTTTATATCTTCGCTCCTATTTCCGGTCTTATTTTGACAGTGTCGACGATTATTATGACATCGGTTGTGATTGCAACAACGACCATTGCCGCAGCAATGGTTGCAAATGCCTGTTTTACGGGCGATACACTGGTATTCTTACAGTCCGGTGATACAAAGCGTATAGACCAGATAAAAATAGGCGATATCCTCGGCGATGAAGGTCGGGTTACAGCCGTACACCGTTTCAAGGGTGGGCAAGAGATGTATGATCTCCATGGTATCCGGGTTACAGGCGATCATCTCGTATACGTAGACTATAGACTGATTCCGGTCAGTGAACACTCCGATGCGAAAAAGATTAAATCGACAGATTCCAATGTATACTGTCTCACGACCACGAATCGCCGAATCCCAGTGCGCAGTAAGAGGGGAGTCATTATATTTGCGGATTGGGAAGAAATAGACGGCGATGATACGGATTCTCTAGAACGCTGGTATCGTAGTGTATGGATGCATCTGAATAATTCGGATCCTCCTCGCCCTCCTGTAAAGGTTCTCCGGTCCGAGGCGGGATTTTCTCCGGATTGTATCGTTCAACGCAGAACTCTATTCGGTACGGAATGGGTTCGGGCGTGCTCGGTCAAACTCGGTGATACGTTGGAAAACGATGGAAAGATCCTCGGTATTGTTGAAATCGACGGGGCCGAGGTATCCTGGTTCGTCGAACTTCCAACACCGCACGGTAATCAAATCGTAACCTGTGCGACCTGGGTAAATCAATACGACGAGTGGAAGCAGCCATATAGTTTTATTGGGCCTGTATTACGCCCGGCGAAGATCCTACAATTTTACACGGAGAGGGGGACCGTAACCCTTGGTGGAACCTGGGTTCTACGGGATGCATCGGATGTGGGTATGTCCAATTTGAAAACACTTGTTGATGATATTGTATTGGGACCGGATAATTATAGTTGCCCTATTTAGAAATGTCTGCCCGTGGAATGTACCTGGTAGGAATGTTAGTTGTTCTTTTTCTAGCAAATATCTGCATGCTTCTGGGCATGACGAATTGGCCCCAGAGAACCCGTGAGGGATTCGCCGAGAATTTACTGAATGAAGAAGAGGAGCAAAAAGGCACCGAGCCGTTCATGAACTATCTCGTAAAGGGCGGGTTTGCAACGGACCCTGTGGGCACATACGACGGTGTGAATGTTGGCAAGGGAGCCTATCAGGGCTGGCGGGGGACATCTCCCGACGAGCCTCTGGCCGGCCCGAATGTGGATGAGGTAGGCCCCGACAATCTCTTTATTTTCAAGAACAACCAGTGCAAGCCGTCGTGCTGCGGTGCTACTCTGAGCTGCGACGGTGGATGCGTATGCTCCACGCCGGCCCAGAGAAATCTCATCAATAGCCGCGGGGGCAATCGTACTTTGAGGGATGAGTTCTAAGTGTCCTAAACATACAATTAAGATTTTGAGATCGTTTATGAAACAATCTCAAAGACTTGACCGTTTATACGATTTTGATTGGCCAAGACAAATGAAGGTAACAGCCATTCTATTGCTATTACTTTCATCCTTTTCGCCGACGATGTCAAATTATACCCGGGCCATGTGTGAAGGGCCACGCCTGCTTCTGGTTGTTCCCACCCAGTCCACCACACCATCCAAGACATCCACGAAAACAACGACAACGACTCGGTCGCCGAGACCCACCGACCCTGATACTATCTCCACGACATCAACAAAGACAACTACGAGCTCCATGACTTCTACCAAGACGACTACTGTATCTAAGACCGGTAGTAGCACGGCGGATCGGACCCCGACGACAATGGCAACCAAGACTACTACAGGAACATCCCGATTATCGGATTCTCCGGCACTCACGAGGACCGGTACTGCATCCGTGTCGACATCGAAAACAAGTAGTTCGAGTCCCTCAGGATCTCGTTCCAGTTCATCGTCTAGGACATCGACTGTGTCGCCATCGAGTACGATGAGTGTCCGGCCTTCGAAAACGAGCAGTGCGTCAGCTACGTTTTCCAAGACTACGGAGAATACTCGGTCAGAAAAATTCACGAAGACCATCTCTGGTTCGATTACGGCGTCAAAGACGAGTACGGGATCACCGAGTTCTTCTCGAACTGTTACGAGTTCGAAGACATACACTGCGAGCCCAACGGAGACAGTATCTATGCGGTCAACCAGGACGACTACGACATCATCTCGGCAAACGAGAACGCCGACGGCATCTGTAACAAATACACGGTCCATGTCTGAGTCAAAGACATCAACTGCATCGGTCACGGGATCCGGATCTCTGAGAATTACTCGGACAGCACTGATATCTGCCACTGTTACCCAAACAATGATTGGGTCACGATCGTCGAGTGCAACGTCTTCTCCTTCTGTTACTGCAAAGATATCTATGACAGGAGCCCGTAGTAGAACGATCACGGGTTCGGCTGTGATATCTGGGAGCCCGAGTATTTCGGGTTCTGGTTCGGTATCAAAGGGAGCCAGTGTATCGGTTACGGTGAGCCCGACAGAGTCTTCTATGGAATCTGTGACAGCCATGGCCTCGACGAGTTCTTTACCATCGAGGTCGAGTATTTCCACGAGATCTTCTTCGGGATCCGTGAGCAGTTCGAAGACGGGCACTGCGTCGGTATCCTATTCTGCGTCGGCTAGGGCGAGTAAATGTCCTTCATCGACGTCCACAACCTCGAACTCGGTAAAACAGACGACTAGCGGAGCTCTATCGAGGTCTGTATCAGTCACGAGCAGGGCATCGATATCGACAACATCTAGTCCTACTTCGGTAAGATCTAGATGTAGCACGACGACTAGGACTCCTTCATTTACGATGTCTCTTGCAGACTCGGGTACTCCGAGTATAACGACATTTCCTACGGGAGTAACGGAGACTGTTACAACTACGTACACGGGATCTGGACGTGCAAGTATGTCAATGACTGGCAGCTCATCTAATTCTAATTCTCCGAGGACCTCGTCATCAGGTTCTGTATCGGTCTCTGCAACTCCGGTGATCACGGCTTCTTCTTCTGGGTCTGTATCGGTCTCTGCAACTC